CGACGTACCGTCAGACCCTCAGGGACATCCCGCAGACGTACGACCGTGTGTCTGAGGTTGTGTGGCCTGAAGATCCTCCCACGGCGAAGATCACCCGGAAGGTGACCGCTGGTGAGGCTGCACGGCAGGCATCTCTTGATGCTGGTGACACGCTAGAGGAAGCACAAGCAGCCTACGACGCTGCTTACGCCGCTACGGGGTAGGCAATGGCCTACCGGTCAGCACTCCTCTATCGGAACCCAGGCCATTATCAGCCTGGTGTATTCGATCTTCCGTATCGGAACGTCAACCAGTACCGGAACAACTACCGGTACAGGCTGGGCATTGACGACCCGATAGTTGAAACGGCGGTAGGCGTAGACGCTGCTGTCCTCACAGTCACTGTCACGAACACTGATTCGGGGTCAGCTGTCGACGTGCTGGTTCCGATGATCGCCGTGCAGCCCGTCTGGTTGAACAATGACTTCAGCGAGGGCCTCGAAGCCGGGCACGGCGTGGCGTTCACCCTCGTTGACACTGGATCGTCAACTGACACCCAGTCGCAAGGCATCGCTGTCTTCAGCTCGGACAACATCAACTACTGGTACGGGTCGCAGCAGGCGTACCGAACCGACCTGGACTACCGGACAGAGAAGGCGTACCGGGGGGTCGGTGCCCACCCGAACATAGAGCAGGCAGTGCAGGCGGACACCGGGTCCACTACGGACGTCACCGTTTCGTTCGACAATGCAATCACCGTCACCGAGGCGATCACCTTCCTTGAGGCGCACGGCATCGACCTGTCCCAAGCGGACACCAGTGCCGGCGCCGACGTGTTTGTCAGCTTGATCCTCATATCGGCCGAGCTGGCCGAGGGCACCGACCTGGACATAGGCGGGGACCGGACGTTCGTCGGGTACGGCGACAGCCTCGCCATCACCGATACACACAGCAACCTGACCGGCGACCCGTCAGAGCATTTCAGCTACCTCGCAGTGAACCGGTACAGGGCGACCCCGTCCCGGTTCAAGGTGAAGTAACGGTGCAGGGGTAGGGATACGAGATGGCTACTACAACCACCGTGACCCTCGGCGCACTGATCGACGACACCTTAGAGATGTTGTATCGAACTTCAGAACGGCCGTTCCAGGTCACGGTAGGGTCGGACGCCCTCGACGACGCTGCCGACACGGGGCTCACGGTCGATGATGCAACAAGAGTGCAGATGACCGACGTGCTTGAGTTCGGCAGCGAGCTGTGTCTCATCACAGCCAAGTCGAGCGATGCGACTCCTGTGTTGACAGTAGCCCGGGGCTACGCCGGGACAGCAGCCAGCGGCGGTCAACCGACCAGCACCGTGGCACTAATCAACCCGCCCTGGCCCCGAAACTCGATTAGCAACTACATCAGCCGGTGCTTGAACTCGCTGATGAATGCTCACCTGCCGAGCCTGGTCACCGAGTCGATGAACCGGGTGACCGACTTGCAGTACATCACGATGCCGGAGACGTGCATGCGGGTGTATTCGATGCGCCACCTGATCTCCCAGACGGGGCGGATCATGGACGTGGGCGGCTGGCAGTTCGAGACGGACATGCCTACCGGCATTGTCTCCACTGGGAAGGCCCTCCGGGTGCCGACGTCGGTGGAGAATAACGACACGATGATCGTCGTGTACCAGGTCCCGTACACGTTCACGGGGGGGACAGAGGACGACACTGTCGCCCTGCCGCTTGGTTCTGAAGACATTCCGGCCTTATGGGCTGCCGCTTATGCGACGACCCGCCGGGAGGTGTCCAGGAATGACGTGAGCAAGATCGAGGAGTGGAATCAGGAGGCAGCACAACGGCAGGGCGTGAACCTGCGGTGGGCCAGGGAGCTGTGGGGCGAGGTTTACCGGCGGGTAGACGAGGCCAAGAAGATGCAGAACATCCCGAAGTACCGGCCGTTCCGCAAGGTCCCGAACCTTCTGTAGGAGAACCATGAGCCTTACCCGTAAGTTCACCAACCTGGTCAAGGGCACGTTAGATGCGGCCCTTGGCAGCGGAGAGCTGTCGACGACGGTGAACTTCGACACGGACTTCACCGTGCCGACTGGCCTGACCGGTGGCGTCTACATGATGATGACCATCGACCCGGACGCTGTCGAGGGCGACGCCCCGGAGATCATCAAGGTCACGGCGATCACCGGGTCTTCCAACCCGTACACCCTGACGATTGTCAGGCATCGGGAGGGCACGTCGGCTCAGAACTGGGACGCTGGCCGACGCATCGTCGCCGCTGTCACGGCGGAAATCTACGACGAGTTTCTCATCACCTCCGACAACCTGGCCTACGACCACACGAACGAACGGTTGGGGATACGGGACGCCGGGACTGACTCCGGCTGGCCCGGTGACGCCCTCCACATCCGCCATTCGGATCCGACGATCCACCTAGAGAACACGACCACGGGCGCCGACTGTTACGTCCGGGCAAACGAGTCCGACGGGTCGATCGTCATCGAGGCCGACAAAAACGACGATGCGACCGGCACTTCAGCGGTGCTTCTGAAGACCGCTAACACCCTCCGGCTCACCGCCAATGCCACCGGCGTGGCGGTCGTCGGGCTGTTGACGAAGGGCAGTGGGACGTTCGACATCCCCCACCCGGTGCTGGGCGACCCGGTCCGGTTGCGGCATTCGTTCGTGGAGGCCCCCCGGGCCGACCTGATCTACCGTGGCACCCTGGTCCTCGACGACTTCGGTGTTGGGAACGTCAACATCGACGAGCATTCCCGAATGACACCGGGCACTTGGCGTGCCCTGTCGAAGAACCCTTGGTCGATCGTGGCATGCCCGGGCGGGTCGACCGTCCAGTGGCTCATCAGCGAGGACGAGCTTCAGATGTGGGGCGGGGCGCCGGACGCTACCGTCAACTGGATCGTGATCTCAGAACGGCACGACGAGGGTGTGGCCGTGATGTGCGATGACGACGGGGAGTTCGTCACCGAGTACAAGGACGAGTAATGCCGGCTGTGGCCGTGTCGCCGATTGGGACGACCGCTCTTGGCGGCGAGTCGGGTCTGACCAAAGACCCTCCTGTCGTGACGACGGTGGCTGCGACGGTGTCGGCTAACACGTCGGCGAACTCGACGGTCACCTGGGCGTACTCGCAGCCTCAGGGCCGAGCCCAAGCGGAGTACCGGGTCCGGGCCCAGAACACTGGGGGGACCACCACCTGGCACGACTCTGGGTGGCTGGCCGGTGCCGGCACCTCGTACACGGTCGACATCGACGAGGCTGGCGTCCCTGTGGTAGCTACCAACAAGTGGGTTGTTCACACCCGGGACGAGGCGGGCACCAACTCTCCGGCAGCGTCAGCCAACGCCATCTACAACTGGGGTAACCCTCAGGCGGCTATGGCGACCGTCGAAGGGGTGACCGTCCCACTCGATGCCAGGATGACGATCACCCAAGCGACGAACATCACCCTTACATGGACATTTTCTGACGGGGGTAACACCCAGTCTTTCTACAGGGTCCGTGTGTTGGATCAGGGAACGGCCATCCAGCTGCATGATTCAGGGTGGACCGCCGGAGCTGGCACCACCTATGAAATCCCGTTCACGTTCGATCATGGCATGACCTACGAGTTCCGGCTCCAGTTGAAGAACAACTACGGGGTGAGGAGCAGCTGATGGGCGCCGAGGACGTACTCACTGTCGACGTCGAGTACGAGGACGTCCACGCTTTCGCTGACGAGACACGGGTGGGCCGCCTCTACGAGGTGGGCATCAACGGCGTGGGTTACATGCTCGCCAACCACCCGGAGAAGGGCCTGGAGTACCGGCGGCAGACCGTGCCGTTGGACCCTGAGCGTCTAGCCACCTCGGACACTCCGTTCTCTGAGGCGATCGAGAGGTACAGCTTCGCTGCTGCTGACACCTGGGCGACGGGCGCCGGCCAGAAGTACCTGCACCGGTCGCAGTCCACAGCGTCGGCGTTCCGGTCGTCGTCCGGGTTGGATCCGTTCACCGAGGAGGGGATCATCAAGCTCCTCCCGGTCACCGTTCTGGAGGAGGCTGAAACCTACGCTGCCATGAAGATGGTGGTAGTTGGTCGGAACCTCTACTACCTGTCCGACGTTCGGGAGCTGAAGAAGTGCGATGCCTTCGACGACTCGTCGCTCGACACGGTGTCTGTGGCTTCGTCCGGTAACGACATGGCGGACCTCACCACAGACGGCCAATACTGGTATGCCTGCAACAAGACGGACATCTACCGTGGCCTGGACTCCGACAACCCGGCGGCCTGGTCGACGCAGGACGCCTACGAGGTCAAGTGGGCGGCCGGCCGGATCTGCGCCGCTGTAGCCAGCGCCGGGTCGACACCCAACCGGTTCACCACTCTCACTGACGCTGGTGCGGAGGAGAAAGCCAGCGGACATTTGACCCTGCCGGCCGGGACGACGATCACCCTCGGTGGTTCTACCGCTGGGCACTTCTACTTCGGCGGCTATCAGGGTGGCACCGGTTCGGTGTACGCCTGGCCGCTGGGGCTCAACTCGGAGGGCGAGTTCCATGTGCCGTTCGAGGCGTTGGAGATGCCGGCCGGGATGATCCCTGCTGCTGTCGCCACCGG